GAACTGAACGCTGAGCTGGCTCAGATACTGGACAAATGGAACCTGTAGGAGTTGGCCGTAGGCCCGGAGCACTTGACCCAACCCCGCGGAGAACAGTGTTATAGCCTCAGTGAGATTGGAGAAAACTGATACCAGCGCCTTGAAGTTCTCGATGTTGATGGATACAAAGCCTTTTGCCAGCACGGAGAGGCCCTTGCTGATCGCGGCAAACGATTTGGTGAGCTCTTCGAGGATGTTGCGGACGGGTGCGACAAAGGCGTTCGCGTCTGCCTGGAGGGAGGCGAAGGCGCGCTTGACGCTCTCGGCAAGCTGGGCTGCAAACCCCTCGGCGCCGGAGCCCAGTTGGGCGAACAAGGCGGACCCACCGCCGATGGCCGTGAGGTTGGTGCTCAGCAGTTGGCCAACGCCGCGACCCATGCCGCTGGCGATGGCAAAGACCTCTTCGCGGATCTTGAACAGGAAGTCGAAGACTCTGGTGAGGCCGCCAAGCAGTGGATCCAGCAGGCCAGCACCGAAGCGCTGGCTCACGAGCTCGGAGAGATCCTTGAGATTGGAGACGACGCCGGAGAAGCCTTGAGCAGCTATGCGTTGGCCAGCGACAGCAGCTGCCAGGCGTTCCTCGAGGAACTTGATGACGCCGCCCGCCTTGGTCTTGGCCTCTGCGATGTCCTTGTTGGTGATACCCAGCGACTTCGCCAGGTAGGAGTCCATGGTGATGTCGCCGCGCAGGATCGAGCCGATCTCCTGACGGGCCTGGTACAGCGGGATGCCGAAGGTGCCCAAGGCAGCAGCGAAGTTGATCGCCAGGTTTTCGGCTTCCTTGAGGCCGCCGCCGACTTGGCCGATCTGGGAGGCGACGATGCCGAAGACTTCGATGACCTCGTTCGAGGTGACGCCGGCCAGGGCGATCGAGCGTTCTCGGATGGAGTCGATGCGCTTGCCGATCTCACCGGTGAGGGAAACGATCTTCTGGTAGGGGTCGGTGATCTCCTTGCCACCGCGGAAGACCTTGTTGGTCGAAGCGAGGGTGGTCTGGGTCTTGAGGATCGTCTCGCGCAGCTGGATCTCGCGACCGATGGTCTCGTTGAAGAAGCCACCAAAGGCGCTGCGCAGCGCGCCGACCGCCTGCTGCACGGCGAAAAGGGCGAAGCCCGCCCGCGCCAGGTTTCCGATCAGTGTGTTGGCCGCGCCCCCTGCGGCCTCGAAGCTGTTGGAGAGAATTGAGCCGGCCTTCGCGTTCTCGCGGAGGGCGGCGGCAGCTGCGGGTGCGCTGCGCGCCAGGTTCGCCGTTCCTTTGGCTAAACCCTCGACCTCGCGGACTCGTTCACCTATCCCGGGGATGCTCTTGCTGACGTTGTAGAACGTCTTTATTGTGTTTCCGGCTTCTTTTACGTTCTTATTTACGTCTCTGAAGCTTTTGTTTAATTCAGCGAAATCAATACTTATTTTTCGAGCCTTAGTCGCCTCGTTTACTGTTTTATCTAGCCGCTTAATGTCCTTCTCAGCGTTCTGAGTCTCAGCCGTTACTTTGAGCTGAAAATCAGCCACTGACCTTCCCTATGCGCTAGCCGTATGTTACGGCCGTTGATCTGGCGGGGTCATCAGCGCGGCGAGCACATGGATCGGAATCAGGTGCTTTCTTCCGAGCTCGCTGAGAATGAACTTCGTCGGCTGGTCCGGACCTTGGGCCTCCGCGGTTGACGACGGCCGCCAGTCCGGGTAGGGCAAGAAGTCCTTGACCGCGACTTTCGGCGCGGGGCGCTTCGAGCCCGAGAACCCGTGCGCGACCTGCAGCACCAGCTGTGTCAGCCGCGCCGTCGCCAGCGCGTTCATGTTCGCCTCGGCCTGCTCCCGCTGCTCGAGCTCGCGCAGCACCATGCGGATCGTGCTCACCGGCGTGCGTAGGAACCGCTCTCGGGGGAAGTCGTTGCTCAGCGCAGACGTGCGCAGGCGGATGTAGATCGCGTCCCAGTCCGTCGGCGCTGTGCGTAGAACTGCTTCGCAGTCCTTCAGGATCTCGTCGGGGGAGGGCTGAACTCCTGCTCCTCGTCCTCGGGCTTTCCCTCGGCTTCGGGCTTCGGCCAGCCGTCACGTTCCCAGCCGATCATGCGGAACACGTCCTCCATCAGCTTCGAGGGCATGGCTTCGGTGTCAGCCTCGGTCCAGTCCTCAAGGCGCTGCCAGTCCTTGGCCTTGGGGAGCTTGACCTCGGCCCGGTACTGCATGAACAGGGTCACGAAGGCGACCTGCTGCTCGACGGCGCCGACACTGTTCTTCTGGAGCTCCTCGAGCTCGGCGGCGTAGTCGTAGAGGAGGTCTTGATTCTCTTCGCTGGTGTTGCCGAGCAGATCGATAGCTTCTTTCGTGCTGATGCTCTTGTCTTTAGCAATACGCTGCGCCAGTTTGATTGACGCGAATGTCGACCTGGACTGTTTACGCGAAATAGCCTCGATCTGTTTGGCCTCACCAGGGACGAGGTCGTTGTACACAGGAAAACGAAATGGTCCGATCTCGTGGTATCTCTCAACGGGGAACAGAAGGCTGGCGTACTTGCTCATCGGAGATAGGTAGAGCAACCTGCCAAGCCCTGTGTGGGAGTGGCTGGTTGATCAGCTCAGGCGGAAGTTCAACTTCAATACTAGCGTCGCCATACGCTAAGCGTATACGGTCGAAGGGATTCTGAGGCTCGACGTAGAGGGCCCCGCAATGCAAGGTCTCGCCCTCCACCCGGCAGTTCACTGCATACACAGACCGGAATGGGTCGATGAGGAGCTCGTGCTCGGGGTGGGTCGTCATGTGATGAAAAAGCCCCGCGTTAGCGGGGCATGAGGGGGTGCTTGACTCAGTTGAACAGAAAGTCGCCGGTGTCGCCCGGTGGGCTGTCCGACCAGTTGTTGAACAGGAAGAACGCGCTTGCCAGGGGCGGGCCCGAATCAAGCTGTGCGAAACGTGGCAACGAGCCCCTCCACTGGGCGCCGTACTCCACTTACGGAATAGGCACCGGTGCCGTCAACGGTCTGCGTGACGGCTCCGTCGGCGACGCGCAGGCGGTAAATCGTTCCGGCCGTGAGGTTGGCACTGGGGTTGATGGTCACCACGTTGCTCGCCAGGCTCACAGTTGCCGGCACCGGCGCGCCGGTCGAGGCAACCTCGAGGCGGTAGCCTGCGCCATCGGCCGGGTTCAGGTTCAAGCCCTGGACTGCTGTGCTGCCACCTGACGTTGTCACATAGGTGACAGTGAGGTCGCTGCTGACGCTCACTGACAACGAGTTGTCCGCGGGCGACAGTGTGGCCCACCGGCTGCCCGCGTCGATCTGCAGCAGGCCGGATTGAATACCGCCGAACGACAGCGGTGCACCGCCGGCGTTGTAGCGACCGAAGACCGGGCGTCCTCGGGACATCATGTCGAAGGTGACTTCAGTCAAGCCCTCTGCTGACTTGCTCTCATTGAAGTTCATGAGAACACAGTTGAAGCCGGTGAAGTCATAGATGTAGTCACCGCTGGACCCCTGAGACTGGCCCATTTCCTTGAGGAATTCGACGTAGATTTCGAAGTCCTTGTTGTAACGGCACTTCTCGATCAGGGCGAAGCCCTCGTCGTAGTTGCCGCGGAACAGGGGTACGCCGCTCGCCTGGACCTCGGTGTCCTTCATGAAGTAGGCGGTGTTCGACGCCTGCACACGAGAACCAGTGATCAGGCTGTCAGCCCAGCCGTCATCACCCAGGATGCGGAACTCCTGGTCGTTGTCGTTGATCTGAAAGTTGGACTGCGTAATGGCCTGCAGTTCCACGTAAGACTGGCCGGCGTCCAACGTCGGCAGCGTGACGAAACCGTCGCTGGCACGCGTTGCGAAGTAGCGGCGGGGAGCGGTCAGTTCCACGGCGCGGACCAGGGTCCGGTGAGCCTTGTGGAACGACAGCCCGATGGCGTAGTCGGCCATGGTGGTGACTCCTTAGGGGATCGGGGGGTTCAGAACGGCCCCGCGGATGCGGGCCGTGAGGGCCTCGAAGGTGACCTCGGTCCGGGCCATGTACGTGACTGGGTCCCGTGGGAAGGTGCGTGCCATACGCCGACTGATGTCGAGCATCGAGACCGGCATGCGCGTACCTTGCTTGGTGCCGTAATTCGTGAAGCGGACGTTCCAGCTTTCGATGGAAATGACTCCGCTGTAGGAACCTGGGCTTGTGATCGTGGGGACGTCCTCGATGACGCATTCGATGCCGGTGATGGTCCAGTTCGAGGGGACCATCGAGGCACCGGTGACGTAGACCGCAGGGATGCGGCTGCGGTCAGGCAGCGTGTAGTAGCCGGGCCATGCCGTGTACGCCTTGAGAGTGGAGCCATTGGCCTCGAACAGGTCGAGGACGTAGCGCTCAAGGTTGCTGCGCAGCAGCGTGACCGGTGGGTAGGCCGTCGAGATCGTCATTGCTGTGCCTCCAGGGCGGAGCGCAACAGCTGGCCGAACTTGGCCGGGGCCTCCTCGAGAGGGGCCTTCGTCCAGGGTCGGCCGGGAAAGCGAAGCCCCTCGGTGGAGACTCCGCCCTCGTGGACTTGGTTGGCATACTCCACGGGCCAGGTGAAAGTCACAGAGCCGTCAGAGTTGACGACGCGTGTCTGACTGGCGCGCAGGCGGCCGGTGTCCACGATGTCCCGCACCTTGGGGGGTGTCGGGTAGGGCCACTTCACCTCGGAGATCTCCTGGGTGAAGCGGGCGTCAAGCCAGGTGCCGAGTTGGCGCACCGCCTGCGCGGTGGCGTTCTCGAGGGCCTGGCTGAGTTGGCGCTTGGGGGCGGGCATCAGGTCGGACCTCCGACGACGCGGAACGTGCCTTCGATCGACTGGCGCAGGTCGCGGCGGTGAGCTGCGTCCATAGCCAGGTCGAAGACCAGTTCGAAGCGCCCGCGGTAGCCGTTGACCACGGCTTCGGCTTGCGCGCCGTTCGTGATCCGCGGGTCGAGGGTTGCCGGGCTCAGTAGGCGACCACGGCAGGCGTAGGTCGTGCCATCGACGCCGCTCTCGGGCTTCCAATTTGGGGCCTGGAGGCTGAGGGCGGCGAGGTACTCGATCACCTCAGTGGCCTGGACCGCGTTGCCCGTGGCAGCGTCCGTGGTGGCGTAACCGGTGCCCACTTCAAACGCCAGCTGGGCGTTACCCCAAGGCGCGTAAGCGGAAACCGTGCTTGCCGGGATTGCCATGGTCAGAGGGCGAAGCCGCTGAGAGGGAGGCTGTCGAGCAACCGCTTGTACTCCTGGCCGTAGAGCGTGGTGGCGAAACCAGTGCCCATGGGGGTGCCGGAGGGTGCGCCAACCTGTTGGCCGATCTGCATCGTCCGGGTGGCGAGCAGATGGGCCGCCAGGTAGCTGACGGCTTCGGTGTGGACAGTTCCCCACGTAGTGACCGGAGCGGAACGCCCGGCCTCGGTCAGCGCCCCTTCGACCACCGAGAGCGATTGCTCGCCGAACTCGGGGAAGCGGAGGAGAAAGGCGCTGGACGTGGGGACTGCCATCAGCCGTTGCCT